GCTCAGCTTCGACGTATTTGTCGCCATAGTAATTCCCCGCTTTATCCGCGAAGTCTTTCAAGATTGAGACATCAGTTAAAATATCCATAATAATCACCTATAAGTTAGTTAGTGGTTATCGGCTTGGCTTGCCTGCCGATGTGTCCATTATCCATTTTCTGGCTGACATGTCAACCACATAAATCATTACAATTTGTTAATGTTCAGCCCCAGTCCATTAAGCGCCGTGATAGTAGTGACCCACCCCCTACAGGACCCCCACCCCACCCCCTACCCAACCCCTATTTATCCGTACCGCGCATAAAATTTCCCAAATTTTTGAAGTCAATTAAAATAACAACAAATCAGCCACATAATCTTTACACACCCCGCTTGCGCAAACGACATAACCTAGCTAAAATCGGGCCAGACACTCAGGATAGACACAATGCATAGTGCGATTTATGCGGATACGTTACTGAGGTCGGTAGCCTTGTCGGTTGCAAGAAATGAGGTCGGTGCACGTAGACCACTCAGTGAAATCATTGCATCGGAAGGCATAACCGCCGCAGAATACGACCAAATAAGCAAAAATCCTCAGTTTAAGCGGTACTACACGCAGTATTGCAAGGACTTGAGCGAAAATGGATTCAGTTTCGGGGCTAAATCAAAGGTTTTGGCCGAAGATTTGCTGCCTATAGCTTATGCAATGGCGAGAGACCCCGATACGCCAGCTCCTGTACGTGCAAAACTCATTGAAAACTTCGTTGAGTGGGGTGATCTCAAGCCAAAAGCATCACAACTTGCAGTTACCAACGGTTCCGGCTTCGGAATTAGCATAATTTTCCCAGATTCTGCCGAAAAAGCGGAGATTAAGGACATAACCCCTGCAATTGATGCGGAGATTGCCGAAGAAAGCCCAGAAAACGACGAAATTGGCGTAAAAATACCCGTACTAGAGCCTTTGGTACATAAAAATGACAAAAATGGGCAAGAAACGGCGCAAAAAAGTGCGATTATGGCTGCTTTAGACAGTATTTTTGATGAGCCTGAAGACTACGCAGGTGACGATATCGATGAGTGACGACCATATTGAGTACGCACCACCCCCTTCTTTAGTGCCATTTTTGCAGTGCCAGTCCTTTATTTCGCTGGTTTCAGGGCCAGTTGGGTCGGGTAAATCGTCTGCAGCGGTGATAAAAATTGCCTATATGGCGAAAATGATGCGTCCTAGTAAAGATGGAATACGTCGTTCGCGGTGCGTAGTCGTGCGAAACACCAACCAGATGCTGACAGACGCCACAATCCCAACATTTATGACGTGGTTTCCAGAGGGTGTAGCAGGCACGTATGCCAGAACCAACAAAGTATTCACGCTGAAGTTCGATGACGTTGAGTGCGAGGTGCTATTTAGGGGCCTAGATGATGCTAACGACGTGCGTCGCTTACTGTCGCTTGAGTGTTCCTTCGGGTTGCTTGACGAGTATAGAGAGATTCACCCGGATATTTTTAATGCGCTGCAAGGTCGTGTTGGGCGATACCCGTCGGTGGCTAAGGGAGGCTGTGTTACTGATGATGGGACGCCGCACGCACACATTTGGGGAGCAACGAACGCGCCAGACACGGATACATTCTGGGAACAGTACATGTCGGAGCCGCCTGAGACAGCAAAGATCTATATGCAACCGGATGCGCTCAGTGACGAGGCCGATTGGAAACATAACCTGATCGAGGGGTACTATGAGAAGCTAGCGGAAGGCAAGACCCAAGACTGGATCGATGTGTATATTCGTAACAAATTCGGGCGGTCACTGGCAGGTACACCGGTCTATGAGCGGGACTTTGTAGAGGATTTTCACGTTGCAGATCAAGAACTTACGCCTGTGCCGTTACCAGAATACCCAATTATTGTGGGGATCGACTTTGGTCGCACACCTTGTGCCATTTTTAAGCAGCGAGACCCACGTGGGCGGGTACTGACACTTTCCGAGATCACCTCCGAGAATATGGGGATCGAGACGTTTATCAGGACGCTGCTTGTGCCACATGTGGCGAATCACTACCCCGGCTTTGAGCTTGTGTGTGCGCCTGACCCTGCAGGGTTTATGAAACAGCAGCTAAACGAGATGACGCTTGTGGACGCGCTACGCAACGCGGGATTTACCTGTGTTAAGCCGCCATCGAACAAGCCGGACTATCGCATAGCCGCAGTTAGCCGCTTACTGAGTCAACAATTGGACGGTGAGGCGATGTACCTGATAGACCCCCGCTGTACAATGCTGATTCGTGGGTTTCGGCACGGGTATCGATACAAGAAGAAAAAGAACGGAGAGCTGGAAGATAAGCCAGACAAGAACGAGTATTCGCACATTCACGACGCCAACCAGTACGCAGACAGTATCCTAGACTTGCAGTTTCGTGGGTCGGCTACCTCTGTCCATCGTAGGGATGTGAAGAAGGTCAGATATGTATATACTTGATAACACTAGGATTAATGATACAATCGTGACTGTACACTGTACGTCGGAGAAAAAATATGGCTGACATAGGCGGAATGGCCCTTGTTCCAGTAGCGAGCGCTGCCGACTTGGAAAAAGAAGCCAAGCGACGCAGTGATGAGATGCAGAAGCAGACCTATATTGTTGAGTTGGCGGCACATGTTCGTCGTCGCTGGGATATAGCGAAAGATGCGAAACAAGACTTAGAAGAGCGCATGTTATCATGTGTTCGTCAGCGCAACGGGGAGTATGACCCTGATGTACTTGCGCAGATTACTGAACAGAACGGTTCTGACATATTTATTCAGTTGACCTCGGTCAAGTGTCGTGCAGCGACGAGCTGGTTACGTGACACACTGTTAGGTACGGGCGCAGACAAGTCTTGGGCCATTGAGGCGTCACCTGAACCTGAGCTTCCTGACGAGGTTCTACAGTCGTTGCAGGCGCAGTTAGCGCAAGAAGTGATGATGGCTATGGAGTCTACAGGACAGATGCCGTCTGAAGAAGAGTTACGACAGATCGCGCTCAGTATGAAAGATGAGGCGATGAATTTGGCCAAGGAAGAGGCCGAGGAACGCGTAGCTCGCATGGAACAGCGCATGGAAGACCAGTTGCTTGAAGGTGGCTGGTATGAAGCGTTTAACGAGTTTATTGATGACATTGTGACGTTCCCCTACGCAGTACTTAAAGGGCCGATCAAACGTCGTCGCAAAGTGATGAAATGGAAAGATGGCCAGCTTGTCCCTGAGACTGTGATTCGCAACGAGTGGGAGCGCATCGACCCGTTCAACATCTATTGGGCACCGTGGGCTTGGAACATCAACGACGGTTACGTGATTGAGCGTCACCGCATGACAGCAGATGACCTGCAGAGTCTGTTGGGTGTACCCGGCTATAATGACGACGCCATCCGCACAGTGCTAGCTGACTTTAATAACGGCACACTTGGTGAGTGGTTGTGGGTAGATTCTTCTAAAGCGGAAGTGGAAGGTAAATACGTACCAGATGCGGTACACACTGACGACTTAGTAGACGCCTTGCAGCTGTGGGATAGCATTCCCGGCAGTATGTTGCTTGACTGGGGTGTCCCAGAAGAAGAGATTGATGACCCGTCGCTAAGCTATCCCTGCGAAGTGTGGCTGATTGGTAGCACAGTGATCCGTGCGGTATTGAACTACGACCCGCTGGGACGTAAGCCGTACTACTTGACTTCTTACGAGGCTAAGCCCGGTTCAGTTGATGGTAAGGGTGTTGCGGACTTATGTCGTGACTCTCAGGCGATGGTTAACGCGACAGCGCGTGCTATGGCGAACAACATGGGTATTGCGTCCGGGCCGCAAGTGGGTGTCAATATTAGTCGCCTACCAACTGGTGAAGATATCACAGACTTGCACCCATGGAAGATCTGGCAGTTTAAGAGTTCTGAGTACAACGATGGCTCACCACCACTGCAGTTTTTCCAGCCCAACAGCAACGCGCAAGAACTCATGGCAGTGTTTGAGAAGTTCTCAGAGCGCGCTGACGAAGATACGATGATACCCAAGTACATGACAGGGGGTCACACTCCCGGAGCCAGCAGGACGTCATCAGGGCTCTCTATGCTTATCTCTAATGCAGGGAAGGGCATCAAGCAGGTTATCAACAACATCGACAAGAACATCATTGTGCCAGCCGTAGAGCGGCTCTACCACGACAACCTACGCTACGCAGACGACCCAGATCTAGTGGGTGATTTGCACATCAGTGCCCGTGGTGCTAGTAGCTTGGTTGTTAAGGAAGCAGAAGCTATCCGTCGCAACGAGTTCTTGCAGTTGGTGTTAAATAGCCCAGTTGCACAGCAGATTGTTGGCCTAGACGGGGCCTCAGAGCTTCTGAGAGACGCTGCACGCAATCTTAACACTAACCCTGACCGCATAGTCCCAGATCGCCCGAAAGCCTCACAGCTTCAACAGCAGGCGATGGTGATACAGCAGTTACAGCAACAACTGGCTATGCTGACTGGACAGATGGCTGAAGAGCAGGCTGGAGCACAACAAGGCGCTGCACCTAGGAATATTTTGCCGGATGGGTCACAAGTAGGTGGCCGTGAAAGCAATTATATGTCGCCAAGACCAAACAATGCTTGACCGACATAATAGTAAGTAGTATATATGACCATGTTTATAGGACATAAGCCTAAAAAACAACAACTTACGGCGCTATCGCGATGTAGGTTGCCTGAAAATCAGGCGCTGTTAGACCTGTTCGAGGCTAAGTTAGATGAGGTTAAAGACTCATTATTGACAGCCGACGATCCAGTCTTAGTGCATAGATTGCAGGGTAAGGCGAGTGTTTTGAAAGAATTCCTCGAGGCGGTTGAGAAATCGCAAGAGGTGTTGGGGCGTCTATGACGCATAATGTAATCCTAGCAAACCATTACGTTTTACGCACACCGGAAAAGGAGCGCAAAGCAGAGTTGGAGCTTAAAGGAGTTTAGTATGGCGATACCACGTCAGGTAGTGAAGCAGTTAGCAGAAGTCGAAGCATTAGAAAAGCAGCTTTTGGGTCAGAACGAGGAACCCGTTGAGGAACCCGTTGAGGAACCCACCGAAGGCCAAGAGCCCGAGGCTAAAGCAGAGCCAGATGATAGTAACGACGGAACAGCTGAGCCACAAGAACCGAAAGTGGAGGAGCCGAAAAAGGCTGACGATGATGCAGCTGTGTGGAAGCAGAAGTACAAAACCTTGCAGGGGATGTATGACAAAGAGGTTCCACAGCTTCATTCTGAGGTAAAAACACTGACCAAAGAGCTGGAAACACTCAAAAAGTCATTGGAAACCAAGAAGGAAGAAGCGAAACAGCTGAAGAAGTTAGTCACTGATGAAGACGTGCAAAACTTCGGCGAGGATCTTATTGAGGTTCAGCGTAAGGTAGCTCGTGAAGTAGCTGCGGAATTTGAGGAAAAGCTCGAGGCTTTGAAGTCGGAAAACACTGAGTTGCGTCAGCTTCTTGGTACTACCGATAGCAAAGTAAGTGAGACATCTTTTGAAGCTAGACTACACCGTCTGGTACCAGATTTTCAGCAGTTGGATTCCGATCCACGCTGGATTGCTTGGCTAGATGAGGTAGATCCGGTATTGAGAGGCCCTCGCCGTACGATTGCCTTGCAAGCTTATCAGTCTGGAGATGCGGAAGCAGTTGCATACTACGTAGATCTATTTAGGAAAACGATAGAGCCTGCGCCAGAGCCTGCGAAAGAAGCACCACAGACCAAAGAGCTTGAGCGTCAGATTCAGCCGACCCGAAACGCTAGTAACGCTACCCCTACGTCGCAGAAGGGTAAGACATACACAACAGCTGACATTCAGCGTATGTTCCAGAAAGCGGCTAAATTAGGTAGCTCAGGCCGAGTAGAAGAGGCTAAAAAACTTGAAGCTGAAATTGATGCCGCTTACATGCAACGACGTGTGGTGGCGTAATTAACCAAATCTGTTTTAAAAGGAGGCCATCATGGCTGCTGTATATCCCGTAACTGGAAGTGGTGCATTTGACACCAACCCTTCCTACTCAGGTGCGTTTATCCCTACCCTTTGGTCGGGTAAATTGCTTGCTAAGTTCTACCAGAACACCATCTTGTCAGAAATCACTAACACTGACTATGAAGGCGATCTGAAGAACCAAGGCGATACCATTCGTATTCGTTTGGCACCTTCAATCACGATCTCTGACTACACTGTAGGCCAGAACTTGAACTACGAAGTTCCTACTCCTATTTACCAAGACATGCAGGTAAACAAAGGTAAGTACTTCGGCGTGCAAGTAAACGACGTGTTGGCGTACCAATCGGACATGGATCTTATGAACATGTTCACCGAAGACGCTGCTAAGCAGTTGAAAATCGCCATCGAAGACGAAGTGTTCTTTAACTCTTTCGTAACTGAAGGCCCTGCCGCTGCTAACGAAGGCGCTACCGCTGGTGCGTTGTCTGCTTCTTACAACCTAGGCACTGATGCTGCTCCTATCGACGGAACTGCTTCTCCTGCTGCGTTGTTGAACACTATCCTTCGTATGTCTGCTGCTTTGGACGAGCAAAACGTTCCTGAAGATGGCCGCTGGTTGATCCTAAGCCCTTACGAGCGTCAGATTCTTATGCAATCTAACATCGCTCAGGCTTACTTCACTGGCGATCAGTCAAGCATCGTTCGTACTGGCAAAATCGGTATGTTGGATCGCTTCTCTGTATACGTGTCTAACTTGTTGCCTCGCGGTGCTGCTAGCAAAGCGTTGGTTTCTGGTTTGACCGATCCTGCTACTGGCGCATCTGCTACTGCGGAAGCACGCCGAACTATGGTTGCTGGCACTAGCCACGCGATCTCTTTCGCTGCTACCATCGACAAGACTGAGCCTCTCCGTAACCAGACTGACTTCGGCGATATCGTTCGTGGTTTGGCTGTATACGGTCGTAAGGTTGTAAAACCTGAAGCTCTTGTCTTAGCACAAGTACAGTAATGCTTGGGGGGCTTCGGCCCCCTTTTCCTTAAGGAGATAATTATGACCCCAATGGAACTTAAAGATCACTTGGGCGGTCACTTTTTGGCTAATAAACTACGTGCTACCGTTGATGGTAAACTGGTTATTTTAGCTCGATTAGAGGGCGAAAAGTGGGTATTCACTGACGTCGGCCACCGCGAAGCGGCTAAAGCTAATGCAGCTAAACCAGCTCAACCTGCCAAAACCAAGGCTACTCGCAAATCAGCTAAAGCAGTGGTAGAATCGCAGAAAGATTCTGACTAGGAATAACCAATGATCAGCATAGACGAGCTGTTTCCAAGAGTACTACCGTTTGTCGTAGGCTGTTCGGAGCCAATGGCTCGTCAAGCTTTGCTGGATTCTGCCATAAAATTCTGTGATAAAAGCGACATAATCAGAGAATCTCTCGATGTTTTTGTTACCGCAGATGGCTTGGCTAATTACGATATTGAGTCGCCCAGTCGGCAGATGCGTATCGCTAGAATTCTGTCAGTTACAGTTGATGGACGTAAGATTTTTGGTGTTTTTGAAGAAGATGCCGACAATTTGCCTGAACAAGAGGGCAAACCTACAGCGTTTCACACTCGCAGGACGGATTCTGTTTTAGAGATGTGGCTAAACCCTGTGCCTGATGATCGCTATTCGGTCGTTGCACATGTATCACTGGCTCCTAAAATCAACGCGACTTCTTTGGCTGATGACCTAGTTAATCGATGGTACGAAGGTATTGTAGCAGGCGCAATCTCGCAGCTTGCTTCTTTGCCTAACATGCCTTTCACAAATCCAGCGTTAGCGGCCCAGAAGAACATTGAGTATCTGAGCGCATGTGGTGACGCAAGACGTGAAAGTTATTATGGTAGAATACGTGGTGGTTCACGTGTCAAACAAAGACCTTTAGTTTAGAGGTAGCAGATCATGGCTATAACAGCTCAAAGTGTAATCCATCGTGCGGTGGATATTTTACAAGATACGACATCAGTACGATGGCCTGTAGAAGAGCTAGTACGCTACCTCAATGACGGTCAGCGAGAAGTTATTCTATATCGCCCAGACGCCACTGTGAAAGCAGCGACGTTAACTTGTGTGGCAGGTGCTAAGCAAGCCCTACCTACTGATGGCGCGAAACTCATTGATATTATTAGAAATTCTGGTACTGGAAGTAATAATTCTTCTGTACGACTTGTTCCGAGAGAGATCTTGGATACTCAGATTCCTAACTGGTACGCCCTTACTGGCAGTGTTAGCGCAGTGCATTACACCTACGATCCACGTGATCCAAAAGTTTTCTTCGTGTATCCACCTGCGACTACTGCGACTAAATTGGATATTACGTATTCAGCATTCCCAACAGATGTGTCTGAGCCAGCAGCTGGTTCTAGCTACACGGACGTAACGGGCAACATCGATGTACCTGATATCTACGCAAACGTTATTCTGGATTACATCTTGTACCGCGCCTACACCAAAGACAGTGAGTACACAGGTAACGCTCAGCGCGCACAAGCTCACTATGCAGCGTTTGCTAATGCCCTTAATATCGAAGTACAGGGCACCACTGGCGTATCGCCAAAAGTCTAGGAGTAAGCCATGGCGTACATAGAGACAATCAAGCTGGTAACTGGCGACTCAATGCCAGACATCTCTGTGGTGCTGCGGGATTCAAACCTCGCGGCAGACGGCGCTGTGTACAACGAGAATGATCCATCAACGTGGAAAGTAATCGACCTATCTTTGGCTTATCAGGTTCGCATGCATATTCGTAAGATGGGCAGCACTACGCTACTGAAGGATGTCCTAGGTATTATCGCGGACGCGCCCAACGGCAATGTGCTGTTTAACTTCAACAACGACGAGTTTACCGAAGACGGCATCTACGAAGCGGAATTTGAAGTCACTTATAATGATGGCGGCGTACATACCACATTTGATATGCTAAAACTCAAAGTCCGTAACGAGTTCGACTAGGGTCATGAGGTGTCCGAATGGCTAAACTCTATATATCTGCAACGGTAACGTACACCAATCTAGTCGCTTCGGACATTCTAATTGGCAACTTCGTCATCACCAACAACCTGTTTGACGAGGCTGGGTTTGCTGAAGACTATTTTTTCGACTTCACTAAGTCTCTGGTGGACGAGGCAACGACCTCTGATGCGTTATCCTACAACTACCACAAGCCTCTAAGTGACACATTCAGCACTGGCGATTCGTTCGCACACTCTTTTGTTAAGTCAGTCACAGATCTTATTCACGCGACTGATGATTTGGATGGTGAAGCATCGGTAGAAGACGACCAGAACATGTCGTTTGTCAAGAAAAGATCTGATTCTACTTTTGCTTTTGACAATATTTCTGTAAAATCAATCACTAAGGCACTTGCCGACGCCGCAAATATAGCTGATTCTGGATCGCTGCGCGGGCAAAGCTACTGTGATTTTACGTATTTTGCGGAAGATTACGTAGGGTTCTCTCGAACATTTTAGGAGCGATAAAATGTTACATGAAAAAGCAAATGTGCGCGGTGACGTCAGCATTGTTCTAAAAGACAGTGAAGGCAACATTAAAGACCAGCGCGAAATCCGTAACTTGGTCGTTAACGTAGGTCTTAACCTGATCTTGTCGCGACTGAAAGATACCTCTAAGGGTGTCATGACTCACATGGCGGTTGGTACAAACAATACTACCCCATCGGCTACGCAGACTGACTTGCAAGCGATTGCTGGTTCTCGCGAAGTTTTGGATTCTACCACTGTAGTAGATAACACAATTACGTATGTTGCATCGTTTGAAGCTGGTAAAGGTACTGGTGCCCTTGTAGAGGCAGGTATTTTTAACAACTCAACTGGTGGTGACATGTTATGCCGTACTATTTTCCCCGTTGTTAACAAAGGCGCGGATGATGTCATGGCTATAACTTGGACTATTACGCTGAGCGCAGTCTAAGCTTAGTTGGCTTAGCGCGCTCGGTTGGCTATTCGATTTCGAGGTAAGCTATGGCTACTCTAACGCTCCGCTCTGTAAAGGGCACTCCACTGACCAATAACGAGGTCGATGGCAACTTTACGTCGCTAAACACCGCCAAATACGAGAGTGGGGATTCCCCCACTTTTGCTGATCTTACACTGACAGGTATGCCCGCACCTCTGGTGTGGAACGCCGACGACGGCACTGTCGATATCCCGCTAAACGCTGACGTTACGCTCCAAGCTGGGCAAGAGTTTGTCTACTACGGCAAAGCATCAGGTGCTATTTCAAACGGCCAAGTGGTCATGTTCAGTGGTGTAGAAGGGTCTCACCCCATATTTACGGTTGCAGATATCCGTGGCACTGGCTTTATCCCTGAGTATATTATGGGTATCGCCACACAAGATTTCGCGAATAACGAATTTGGTTATGTCACAGCGCTAGGTAAAGTACGAGGTTATGATACTTCTGTTCTTGGTGCTGGTGTTGTTTTGTATATTGACCCAGCGACCCCCGGTGGTTTAACCGCAACGAAGCCGGGCTCAGAAGATTTCATCATTACCATCGCTGCGACGATGGATGCCAAGAACAACGGCACATTATTAGTCCGAGCTACTGGCTTGCAAGACCTTTCTACCTACGCTGAGATTCAGGCAAGTATTACCGGCATCGCTGCCGATATGGTGACGACACAGGCCATTGTTGCTCAGTATCACGCGTTTTCATAGGAGAAGTTAGATGGACGGTTTTGACGCGAAAGTAGCTGAGCTTACACGTGCGACTACCACCCTATTGGCAAATGTTAACGTAAGCGCGACGTCTTTAAATGCTGACGCTTCAACGGCAAGTACTAAGGCTTCTGATACAGCGACTAATACAGCTGACGCTTTGGCTTACCGCAACACGGCTGAAACTTACAAAGACAACACAGCGACATACAGCGCCACTGCTACGGGTACGGTATCGTATTCTGGTATTGCTGCTATCGCTGAGTCTAAGGCTATCACTGCAGTTGATGTATTCGTCTACGACACGTCTAAAGATTCTGATGGCGGAGCATGGCGACACCGTTGCCAACACACAAGCTGGTACAACGAAACATTAAATACAGCTACTCGTGGCTCACGTAAAGAGTTCCCAGCAGTAGCTGTGATTGTAGCTGAGGCGACCAAGGTCACTATTTATGATGGGGATGACCCTGCCCTTCCCGTGTGGATGGTGTTTACGGGTGCCTATACCAATATGGTTGCGTTAGGCTCTGGGTATATTTTCACCTCTTGTAGCATGTTAAACGGCGAATTAGTAGTAGGGCACTACGATGGGGCTAGAGCAGGCCTTGACCGTGTGTATTTTATTTCTGACTACGGTATACACTACGGAGTAAATAATACTACCGCTATGTATGGCAGTGCTAAATACAACGGTGACATATCTCAACGTAATGACTCGTTGCAGAATTCCTTATTTGGATTACCTACTATAGCGTCAACGCGTATAAACGACGTAGCCATGACTGTTCTACCTAACGCGCCTATTGACCAAGCCACTGGACTGCCTATTCCTACGATTGCTGTAGCGACTGATGGCGGTGTGTCGGTTATTACCGACAGCGGTGCTGTGTATGATGTTACATTTTCCCAGTACAGTGTTGCTACTGGTGTTGGGTTTTTCGGGCAAGACCTAGC